ATGGGCTCCAACAAGCAATTGACTCGCCGCCAGATGAAGATGGGGCTCTACAAGCTCACTCTGGCCCGCTCTGACTTCTTCGCCAGCCGAAAGGCTTGTGCCTACATGGTCAAGCATGTCACTGGGTTCGATCACCCGCTTTACTATCACCTTTACGCATCCTCCGTTGTTTCGTACGCGAAGCCCTTCGTGAACTCCGCTATTGGCGTCCTTCCAAGTAGATGGGCGAAGTTTGAGCACCGGTGGATGACCGACGTCCATAATGACGTAATCAGGGCGCGGCACGAGGTGATCGCGCACAACGATCAGAACGCCCGCAAGTTGACGATAGTGCCCCCTGGGGCTGCGCCCGATGACATCGTTCCCATGTCGCGCATTGGGATAGCGTTGAAGCTTGACACCTACTACATCAGTGGCGGCCTGTTCTCGTCGCTCGGGCAGGTCTGTCAGTACCAGATTGATCGCCTCAATAAGGCAATTGATGATGCACTTGACGAGCTCTATGAGGGAAGAGAGCTGCCGTCGGAATCTTTCGAGCTGACGCTAGACGATGAGCTGTAGGACCGGGATGTCTCGATTCCCGTTGATCGTTGATCGTAGTGAGTGGTGCACCACCGCTGGTGATCTCTGATAGTAGAGACGTTCTTTCTCTAGAGCAGACACTTGAAGTGTTGTTGTTTGAGTTAGTTTTGACATCACGGTCGATACCGAAAGTCCCCACGGGAGTGCTTCTGTGAACCAGCGAATCATGTCGCAACGAGATCAGGCAGGGCAGGTCAAGCTGGTAGAGGGCACCGGACCTATTACCAAGATGCTACCTATGGGTGAGTTTTTAGAGGTATACAAGCGTGATGTGACTTTTCGCTTGAGGACCCCAGATTCCATAGATCCAGACCGGACAAATGTGAATTTGCCATGGGTGACTTCTCCAGTCGCTTGGGTCGGATCCTCACACCCGGCCATCGCCCGGGTATTGATCCAATCGGATGAACTTCTGAACCACGCTACGCTCGCTCCGGGGAAGCAGAGGCAAGACCTAATGCTTCAACTTCATGCATGCAAAGAGGCGCTTTTGGCCTGTGACGCAGTAGCAATTCGCGTGGGAGGACGGGTAGAGGCGATCGTTGAAGCCATCCAGTCGGCAGGACTCTCCATTGATTCTTCGGGTCACGGTTTGAACCCGTTCCCACAGGTTGAAGACCTGGATGCTGACTGTGTAACGTTTCTTGTACAGGCGAACAGGGCTGTAAAGCTGATTTCGCAGGTCCCGTCTTACTTTCTGGAGCTTGCGAAGCAGTGCAACAATTTTGATCATTTGGGAAGAGCGCTGCGAGCAAAAATTGGCGAGTCGCCGCTCTGCATCTTTGTTGAAGAAAATTCAGAGTTCATAGCCAAAATCGCCGCTCTTCGAAACTTCCAAGAGCACCCGGCTCCAGAGAAAAAGACGGTCGTTCGGAATTTCCATCTTCTCCCCAACGGAAGTGTCAGTGTACCAACCTGGTTTATCGTCGGTAGCGATGATGAGACTACGGGAGCGATTCATCTGGATATGCAGGTGATCGCGGAGAGTCTTGTGGAGATTGCTGAAATCCTGGTCGTACATCTCGTAATGCAGACGTTGTCATCAAGCTTCCCGTATGCGCTAGAGATGATCCCCGAGGCCGAAATGGACGCAGACGCGCCCATAAGGTTCAGGCTGGGATTGGATTTTTCGCAGATTCAGTTCGAAGAGGTCAGAGCTGATCCTCGGCCATGATGCCGCCAGATGGCCAGCAGCGGGCGACCGTTCGCGTCCATTACGTCCGCTGAGAACCGCGTGCAGTACATTTCATAGTGCTTGTCCGCCGTACTACGGGACACGACGCTAACCCCTGCGAGCAGGCGTTCATCAAGTTTGCTGAACTTCAAGCGCTGTGCGGTTTCCTGCGCTCCCTGCGCGAATGTAGCAGGGGCATATCTGGGCCGGTCAGGCGTCGCCACCGGAGAGGCAATGATGCGCCTCGCGCACCAGTTGCCGTGCCGCCACGATCAGCCCATCGGTATGGAAAGCACCCAATTGCTGGTCCGGGCCGCACTCGGCACGCGCTCGGTCGGCGGCCTGCAGCAGATCGAGCACTGCGCTGAGCCCGGACATCGAGCGGCGCAGCGAGGCGTGATTGCTGGCGCCGAGGGTGAGGCTGCGGCACGGTTGCCCGTCATCGCCGTCGGCGCAGCTGATGGCGTTGAGGCACGCGAAGAAGGCAGGCGACTGCATGGGCAGGTTCTGTTCCTGCAGGGCGCATTCGATCTCGTGCGCAAGGTCTTCAGGCACGTCGGCTGCGACGTCGCCGATCAGGGCGTGCAGGCGGGGATGGATGGCGGTGCGGTTGGTCATGGCGAAACCCTCACTGGCGTAGGGCCACCTTCCGGAGTGAAGGTGGCGGACGGTGCGGGTTGGCGTACCAAGGCTGAAAAGCTCACAGGGAGAAAAGGCCCGGCGGATCTTGCGATCCCCACGCACCGCCCGCCATTGAAGGCAATCGGTGCATTCTCTTTGCTGCGATCGATATCGCAACATCCTGTGAGCCTGTTCGTTTATTCGAGACGCCAATCCCGGCCAAGGCGTCTTGCCTCGGCACGGCGATCATCTGGCCGGGCAATCACATCGGTCTGTAAGGAAAGTTCTCAACCGTCCCTAGGCAGGCCAGACATTTCCCGTTGTGTGCCGTCCGACACCTGCGAGTAGTGCGGCCCATCACTGATGGCGCACATCGCCGGCCCTGCCGACCGTGCACATGACGACTCCGGAGGGATGCCGCCATGGCAATCGCGTCACCCCGCGCGCCGGAGGCGGGACCATGCCACGCATGGAGCCAGAGGGTTCCATCCCTGTGCTGTCCCGCCGCCCCGGGCAGGCGTACTCTCAGCCCGTTGCCGTGCCCATCCACTCTGGAGTGCCACCATGCCGCTCGCCCGCATCGATCTTCGCAAAGGTAAATCCGCCGACTACCTGCAACGTGTCGGCGAAGCCATCTACCAGGCCATGCGCGCGGTGGGCGTGCCGGAGAACGACCGCTTCCAGATCTTCCAGCAGCACGACGCCGGCACGCTGATCTACGACCCCGGCTATCTGGGCGTGGACCGCACCGACGATTTCATCTGCATCCAGATCACCTGGAACGAAGGGCGTACGCTGGAGCAGAAGAAGGCGTTGTACGCCGGAATCGCCGATGGACTGCACGCGGCGGTGGGCATCCGCCGCGAGGATGTGTTCATCAATCTTGTTGAAGTAAAGAAGGAGAACTGGTCGTTCGGTAATGGCGTGGCGCAGTACGTGAGTTGATGCGCGGAAAGCACCACGCATGGCGTGAATCTACACCTCGCTGCCGACCTGTTCGCCTTCGCTGGCCGGGGCATTGCTGGCCGCTTTCACTGCGTCGGCGCTGTTGGGTTGTTCGCATTCGATGCGGGTGACATAGCCCTCGCTGCCGATGCTGTGCTCGGCACGCTTGACCAACCACTGGCCATCCACGCCCTCGCGGAACCCCTGCATCACCACGGTGGCTTCGGCCATCAGTGTTTCGCGGCCGGGCAGGGTGTAGCTGAGCGTCCGCGTCTGCCGTGCCTGTTCGCGATGCTTGGCGCGCGCCGCCGCCTCTGCGCTCTCCCGGTCGGCATAGGCCATGCGCAGGCGCATGATCGGTTCACCGCTGCCGACCTTCACTTCCTGGCGCTTGGCACTGCGCACGTCGCGGTAGTACGCAATGGTGGTACCGGCATCTTCGCGTGCGGCAAGGGTTACCCGATAGTCGCTGCCATCGGCCGGGGTGAGGGTGACATCGGGAATGCGCTCGCCGCTGGCGCTGGTGGATTCGCCACGCTTCACGAACACCAGGCGCCCGCCTCCGGGCTTGGCGATGGCATCGTGCTGTTTGGCCAGGCGCAGCAGAAGGTTCATGTCCGACTCCTGCGACTGCACCGTCAGCGGCAGCACGATGGACGCCAGCGATGCGCTCACCGCTGCGTTCAGCCCATGCTCGCCGGCCATGCGTCGCACCATGTCGCCGATCGTGGTGCCCTTCTTCCAGGTGCGTGTCTTCTGCGTCTGCAGGTCGCTCTTGCCCCCCTTGCTGGTCTCGAACGGTGCCGCCCGGGCGCGCAGCGTCATGCTGCCGGGAAAGCCGGAGATCTCCACCTCGTCGCAGATGTACAGGCCTACGCGCCGCACTTCGCCGTCATAGCCGATGAAGGCTTCCAGTTCCGCGCCAACCGGTGGCAGCTGGATCGGATCGGACGGATCGTGGTCGGCCAGCTGCAGTTCCAGCGTGTCGGACGTGTTGCCGGTCTCGTCGGTGATGCGCAGCGACTTGAAGCGCGCCATGATCTTGTCGGTGATGTCCTGGCTGTTGGCCACCACGCGGAAGGCCGGTGTGATGTTCAATCCCACAGGGCGACTCCCTTGCGCTCGCTGGCCGGGCGCTGCACCTCCGGCAGGGTGATCGCTACGCCGGCAGGCAGTACCGGGCCGCGTGCGGCCAGGCCCGGGTTGGCATCGAACACCGCGCGCAGGATGGCCGGTGACTGCTCGCCATAATGCGCGTAGGCGATACGGTCTACGACGTCGCCGTCGCGGGTGCTATACGTTCGTGCCATTGCTGTGCTTCCGCAGTGAAAGGGTGAATTCCTGTTTCAGGATCGCGCTGTCGGCGGTGAACTCGCTGGCGGTGGCATCGATCTTCTCGATGACCCACAGGCCCAGGTTGCCGCCTTTGCCGGTCAGCAGTCGATGAGGCGTGCCCTGCGCGGCCAGCTTGCGCAGCTGTGAGAGCTCATTGCCGGCGCCGCGGAACTGGTAGTAGATGACGCCCGGCAGGGTCATGCTGGCTGAGCCCGGTCCGGTGTACTGCAGGGCCGCCATCTGGCCGATGCGGTCCTGCGCCTGCCAGCGATACTCGTTGGATTGCTGGATCTCCCGGAAGACCGCGGTGTTGAGGCTGAACTTGAAGCCGCCCAGCATCAGCAGGACCGGGGCGTTGCCGGAGTCATTGGCTTTGAACTGCGACAGCAGCTTGTCCACAGTGCCGGTTACGAATTCGCGTTTCATGCTCAGTTCCTGTCTGCCAGGCCACCACGGGCGGCAACCGCGTTGCGACGCTGCAGCTCGTCGGCCGTGCGGCGCGCCACCGCTTCGCTGGATTCGCCTGGCTGCTGGTGGATGGTGATGTGGTTGGTCTGCTGCTGCTGCACGGTGGTGGCGCTGCGCGGGGTGGGCGAAGGCATCTCCGGTGCGGCACGCCCGGCCGGCGTACCAAAGGCATTCGGCATGCGTGGCTGCACGCTGGCGCTGTGCATGCTGGCGGGCGCCAGCATCACCGGAGGCAGCTGTATGCCGCCGTTTGCGCGTATCGCGCCGTAGGCATCAGCCGCGGTGTTCACACCAAGCGCGATCTTGTCCTTGGCGGTGCCCAGCACGCCCCCGACCTTGTCCATGATGGTGCCCACCACCTCCATGAAGGGGGCGATCTTGGCCATCATCGTGTCGATCACGCTGCTGACCTTCGCTGAAACCCAGTCCCAGGCGCTGCCGAAGGTGACGACGATGAATCCAGCCACCGTGCCGATGACCTCACCGATCATCCTGAAGACCTCGGCGACGAAGCCAGCGACCTGGATGACGGCGCGGAAGTTGAACATCAGCGCTTCGCCCACGAGCTTGCCGATCTCGCCCACGCGGGAGAGTTCGTTTCCGGTGTACTGCGCCGGGGCCAGCATCCGCGACAGCCAGTCCCAGGCCTGTCCCAGCAGGGCACTCACGGCCTCCCAGGCCGGACGCAGCGGCGCAACGGCATTCATCAGCTCTCCCATCGCGGAGGTGCCCGCGCTGCTGAGACCTTCCCATACACCGCCCAGGAAGGCCTTGATCGGCTCCCAGTACTTGCGGACAAGCAGGGCACCGGCAGTGAGCGCGGCCACAGCTACCGCGATAGGGCCGCCACCAATGGCGCCCACTGCGGTGGCGACGACGCGGAACACCGAGGCGATACGCATGGCCATCGGCCCGAAGCGCCCCAGCTGTGCCAGCAGGCTGCCGCCACGGAACAGCTCGAAGGCCTTCTGCACGCCCAGGATCGGGCCCTGCAGGAACGTCCAGGCGTAGCGTGCGCCGAGCACCGCCGTGCGCATGCCCAGCATGCCGACCACGATCTGCGTGGTGTTGGCGATCAGCTTCGGGTTTTCTTGCACGAACGAGGTGACCCCGTTCAGCAGTTCGGTCAGCTTGACCGCGGCTTCGCCCACCGCAGGCAGCAGTGCCGCACCGAAGGCCTTGGACAGGTTATCCACGGCGATCTTGGCACCTTCGATCTTCTGCGGATCGGTCTGCATCGCATCGGCATAGGCCGCATCGGTGGTACCCGCCGATTCATTCAAGGCCTTGTCGCGGACACGGATGTAGGTATCCCAGTTCTCGATCATCGGCTGGACGAAGTTCTTCGCCTGTGCATCGCTGAACAGGGTGCCGATCTTCTTCTGGTCGCCCGCGGTCGCCTGGATGATTCCCTGCATCGCAGCGTCGAAGGGATTGCCGCCGCTGGTCTGTGCATCGCCGATGATCTTGTGCAGATCCAGGTTCAGGCTCTTCTTGGCCTTCTCCTGAATGTCCGGCGAGAGCACCTCGGACATGAAGCTCTTCATGTTGCTGGCGGCCTTGTCGGCGCCACCTGCCGAGTCCAGCGTGGCTTCCAGTGCCGCACCCAGCGTAGCCGCCGCCGATGTGCCCTGCAGCTTCATCGCCTCGAACGAGGAACCCAGCACCGGCAGCACCTGGGCCATGTCCTTCAGGCCCAGGCTGCCCTGCTGGCTGTTCACCACCAGCACGTCCAGCGCGTTCTGCATGCGCGAGGGATCGATATCGAACGACTGCTGCAGGGCGGCCGCAGCTTGGGCCACATCATCGATGCTGGCACCGGTGACGGTGGTGGTCCGTCCAACGGCGCCGAGGCTGGCCTGCGCGGACTGTGCGTCCATGCCGGCCGCTACCATCAGCTTGATCGACCGCTGCAGATCGTCGGCGCCCTGGTTGGTTGCACGCGATTGCTGCAGGATCGCTTGGCCTAGCGCACTCACCTGCGCGCGGCTGAGGTTGGCTGCCACGCCGATCTGCTGGTTCTGGCGGGCGAAGCCGGAGGCGTTCTCGACCGGCTTGGCCAGTGCGGTGACGGCGGTGCCGAGTGTGCCGCGCGCTGCCTTGAACGAGGCGCCGAGTTTCTCGCGCTTCTCCAGGTTGGCGGTGCGCTTGGCTTCGACACGCTCCAGCGCTTCCTGAGAGGCGCGCAGCGCATCGGCCTGCGCGCGCATGCGGGTGTATGCGGTGCCCGACTTCTTCATCGCGGCGAGCTTGAGCTCCAGCTTGCCGGCTTCATCGCCGAGGCGCTTCACGCCATCATTGGCGAAGGACAATGCGTCCTTCAGCGACTTGGACACCTCACCGCCGATCGTGATCGTTGTCGTTTGAACGTTACTGGCCATGTACCGGCAATCCCTGAATCCACCAGATGAACTTCGACACCCGCAGTGTCATGATTTCGCGCAGGCCCCAGCCGGTATGACCGGCCAGAGCAAGCACTCCCTGCCTGATCTGTGGCAGGGTCAGGTGGTAAAAAGCGCGACGCCTGCCTGCAGCCGGGCGTAGTCGCGCAACGGCATCTTGCGCACGTCGTCCGGCGAGATCTCGCACAGGTTGGCGATCATCCGCACCTCACGCTGGGCGTCGCTGCCCTTGTCGTCCTGGTAGCGCTCCATGTCTTCCACGGTCGGCTCGCGCATGCGCAGCACGGCGGTTTCCATGCCATTGACCTGGCGCGGACGGGTGAGGGTGATCTCGGCGAAGCCATCGCGCTCGATGACGGTGTCGGTGGGGGTCTTGGTCTTGCTGGACATGGATGCGTTCCTGGAATGCGATGCGATGCGATGGATGCGGGGGCGCGAGGCGCCCCCGGGTTCTTCGGTGCGGCGTGGGCTCAGATGCCCAGCGCGCCGCGGATGCCGGCCAGGACGTCGACGCCACCCTGGCGGGCGATCATGTTGACCACGTCGATCTCCTGCACGACCTGGGCACCATGGGTCAGCTTGTAGTAGCTCAGCGCCAGGCTGACCTTGATCGTGCCCTTCTCGCCGACCTTGGTTTCGCCACGGTCCAGCAGCTTCACCTTGCCGCGCATGTTGTGCACGACCTGGGTCACTTCGCCGTCGTCGCCTTCCAGCGCCTCGCGGGCGGTGAAGCCGTATTCCTTGCTTTCGATGACGTGGAACTTGCTCATGATCTCCGCGTCGTCGGAGGCGAACTCGACATCGGCGGTCAGCTTTTCATGGCCGAGCACGATCTCGGTCGGGGCGAGCATGCCGCCGGCCTGGAAGTCCTCGGTCTTCAGAGACAGCTTGGGGGCGGTGAAGGACATCACGCTGCCGGCATAACCCTTGCCGTCGACGTAGAAGTTGAAGTTTTTGCGGATCTTGCGCGCCATGCTTAGAAGATCTCCGAGACGTAGTTGTTGTTCATGTGCATGCGGAAGGTCAGCTGCTCACCCGGGTAGGTCGGAGTGAAGTCGAAGTCCCAGTAGAAGCGGCCCTGGGCCACGCTGTCCGCTGCGTTCAGTTCCGGGTCGATCCAGCAGTTGCCGCCGAGGATCGCGCCCTGGGTCTTCAGGCCGCGCAGGAAGGCATTGACGCCCTCGCGCACGTCATCGACGTAGGTCTTGCTGATGCCGCGGTCGACGGCCCACAGGTGGGCGGCTTCCAGGCTGTCGGCGATGATGTCGGCGGTGCGCACCACGCACAGGAACTGCCACTTCGGATCGATGCTGGTGGTGCGGTTGCCCCACAGGCGGAAGCCCCCTTCGCGGATGACCGTGGCCACGTTGGCCTGGTTCAGCAGGTTGGCGCGGCTGGTGGCATCGGACAGGCCGAAGTCGATCGCACGCGCGGTACCGACCACGCCGTTGAGTTCCAGGTTCGACGGCGACGCCCACCAGCCGCGCTCGTTGTCGCTGCGGGCGATGGCACCGGCCACGGCACCGGAGGCATGGCGGGTGACGATGGCATCACCGGACTGCACCAGCAGCGCGGGGTCAACCACGTAGACGCGCTTGGAGCCGGTCAGGGCGGCGGTGGACTTGGCGGCGTCGTCGTTGCTGTTCGGGCCATCCTTGATGATCACCGCGCGCAGCTTCTCGGCGATGCCGAGCAGCTCGGCCACGACCGGGTTGGCCAGCACAGCCTCCGGCTTGGCCGGATCGGCCGGGTGCACATGGGTGAAGCCTGGTGCGACCAGGATGCGCGGCTTGACGCCGACGATGGACTTGGCGGCCAGCAGCGCATGCACGCCTTCGTAGGCGCCGGTCTGGGCGTTCACGCCGCCCAGCACGTTGGCCAGGGTGGCGCTTTCATTCGCGCCCTTCTCGACGCGGACGACGACGACGACGGCACTGGACTGGTCGAAGATCGTGTCGAGCGCACCGGGCAGGGTGCCGGCATCGGTGCCGGTGGTCGCCGACAGCTTGGCGGCCTGCGACGGCGAGGTCACCAGTACGGGCGTGTTGACGGGGAACGCTTCGGTGTCGGCCAGCGGTGCGGTGCCGACGATGCCGATCACGCTGCTGGAGGCGATGGCAATCGATCGGGCACCGGTATCGATGTTGACGACCTGTACGCCATGGAGAAATTCGGTCATTCGGGGTTCTTCCTCGGTGTGGGTGTGTGCCGGCTTGTGCAGGCGACGGGGTAATGTTCGGAGAATGTGGCGGTCGCGATAATTGCAGCGGTGGCCCGCTGACCGATCAGACCCAGCCGGAGGCGCTGACGCTTGCGCTGAAGGTGGAAACCTGGGCGATACCTCCGGCACGGCGCAGCGCGACGGAAATGCTGATGCTGTCCGATTCGTAACTGGCGGACCTGGCGGGGACACTGATCGACACGCCTGCCGACGGTGCCGCCGACGCCGGCACAAACGAGGGAGCACTCGTGCTGAAGGAGGCTTTAGCGGGCGAGGAGCCGGTGATCTGCACTTCGTACTCGGAAACGCTTGCACCTGCCGGAAGCCACTGGCCCGACGCTGCTACTGAGCTGCCTCCATTGCCGCCACCGGCGACGCCTGTGCGGATGGCATAGGTGCCGTCGGCATAGATCAGAATCGAGACGGTAGCCGACACGGAGCCGGTGGAGTTGGTCTTGGCGCCATTGCTTGCCGAGTAGCCCTTGCCATGGAACGGCAGCCTGTAGGTGGCGCTGCCCCGGGCCGCCCACAGGTTGGACACGTCCATGCCGTTGATGCGATGGCCTACGTCGGCACGCTTGCTGCCGTACTGGATGTGGGCATAGCGGCGGCTCAGCTCGTCGCCGCCGATACGGCGGCCCGAATCCTGCGCCAGTGGACCTTCAACGTACGGATCGAACAGGTCGTCAAAGTCGACACCGGAAGAGCGATATCCGCTGGGCATGTCAGCGCTCCGCTTTCAGTGCGCGCACTTCGGCGGCCAGTTCCTGGATGGCCTTGGCCATGACCGGCAGCAGCTGGTCGAGCTTGACCGATGCCACGCGCTCACCCTGGAACTCGACGCCTTCCAGGTCGACCGCTTCCGGCACCAGTTCGGCCAGCTGCTCGGCGACGAAGAACAGGCGACGGCGTCCGTCGTCGTTGTACTCGGGCTTGTAGTGGCCGGCTGCCAGTTCCATCTGTTCGACAGCTGCCAGGCCATAGGGAAGTGCGCCTTCGATGTTTTTCAGCTTGCGTGAAGAGCCAGTATCGAAGCCGCCGGCCGTCCAGAGAGCCCCCGCGGCATTCAGTTGCAGTCGATCCACTTGCGCAGTGGACGACCAGATCCGGAACACGTTGTCCGTGTTGTAGATGTGGAACTCTTGATTCGCGTTCCCACGGTCCTTGATGATGAATGCGGCATTGCCACCTGCGGAAGTGACGCCGCCGACGAATGTGTTCTCCCGGTACTGGACATTGCTGAAGCTCGCGCGCTGCGTCGGAGTTCCTCCATTGAAGTCGTAGGAGTAAAGCGAAAGTGTGGCGTCGCTCTCCATGGCTGTCGCCCATCGGGTCACGTTGTTGCCCCAGCCGAACCGTTGGTGCACGACCTGGGTGCTGCCTTGACCCACATACATGTTCAGCGTGCCGTTCATGATGTCGCCGGCTTTGTTGATCTTCCCGCCGGGATCGAAGTTGCCGCTGGTCCAGATGTTCCCGCCTGCGCTGAGCGTTGCGCTATAGGCACCCTCCACATTGCGGAAGGTGAAGGAGGAACCTGACTTGAAAATGTAGCTGTCACCGGTGCCGAAGTAGATGACACCATCGGTCAGCGTGCTGCCCCAGCCGGACAGGCGCAGCGAGTTGTTGGAGATGGAAACCGCGCCGGTGAACGTCCCGCCACTCTTGTCCATCTTCGCTTCAGGCGCGAAGTTCCCGGCATGCCACATCGGCGAGCCGTTCCAGCGCGGCGTGTCGCCATGCTTGATGGTGATTTCGCTGCTGGCACTGCGGTCCGCGCTCCATACGCGCCACAGGCTGGAATTTCCCCAGCCGCCAATGAAGGACTGCTCGGCACCGGCGGCACCGAAGCCCAGCAACGGATACGTGCCGCTGATGAACTGCTGGTCGGTGAACGTGTTGCCGCCCCTGGACGCCTTGCCATCCAGTGCCGACTGCAGCCCGGTCACATCGGCAATCACATGCTTGTGGCCCACGGTGGCGAAGTCACCGGCCAAGGCGAACTCGGAGGCGTGCCTGCCGTCCAAGGTGTCGGCGTCCAGGCCGTTGCCATGCCCGGCGTCCTTCAGCGCGGCGCTCTTCAGTTCCAGCGCAGTGCGCGCCGCCGCGGTGTTCGCCGCAGACAGCAGTGTCTTCGCCAGCGCGGTCGGGGCGCTGGCGCCGAAGCGCTTGTCGGTGTAAGCACGCATGCCACGCGGAGTCACCACGCGCTGTGTGTCGGTCGCATCTTCGGCTTCGGTGGTGGTGGCCAGCTCGACCACGCCGACGACCTCGGTGGTGGCCGGTGGATAGAGGAAGCCGGCATCACCGAACTGGATCTGCGTCGTGTCGATCCCGCTGAAGCGTGTGTCGGTGGCCAGCAGCAGCATCGATGCGGCCGACTTCTCCATGATCGGATCGGCTTGGCCGTAGCTGGCGAACAGCGTACCGTCAGCCAGGTACAGGCCGAAGCCGCGCAGCGTGTAGGAGGTGGCGCTGTCATCGCGGATGGTGACGTGCACGGTGTCATCGCCCACGGCCTGGCCGCCGAAGGTGGCGACGCGCTTGATCTCGCCAGGCAGTGCAGTGAGCCCCGCCGACGGCACGAAGGCAGTCGAGGTCAGGCCGATCTGGGTGATCAGGACGGCGTTGGTGCCGGTGTTCGGCGGATTGACCAGCTTGGCGAAGCCGGCATCGGTGATTTTCAGGCGCATGCGGGGGTTACTCTCCGATCAGTTGAAGGCGGCGGAAGGCCGTGGCGTGGGCGGCTGCAAGTGCGCCGACGGCGGCGTCGGCCTGCATGCCCTGAGTAAAGGTGAAGTGCGAGCGCACCGGCTTGGTCCGGGTGATTTCGCCGATGACGTCCTCGACGAACATCGCCGTGGCGGACTGGCCATCCTGGTTGGCGATGGTCATCACCGCTTCGAAGGTGTGCGGCGCGCCCTTGGGCTGCAGCTGCCACCACTCGCGGATCAGCACCGATCCACCGAAGGCGGCCACCACGTCGCGCACGCTGCCGGCGGTGCCCTTGCGACGCTGGATGGCGATGGCCGTACGCACCCGGGCGCGCTTCACGGCTTCGGGCCAGTAGGCCTTCCATTCGTCCACCGACAGCGCCCAGGCCAGCCAGGGCAGCAGTGCGGTCGGACAGCGGTCGGCATCCCACAGCGCGGTGAT